TACTACGGACAAGTTTTGAATCCTTTGGTCTATTTTTTGCATGACGTTTTGAATAATTGATGCAAGTGATTGAGTCGCTACTAAAGGCTCTTGTCCGTTCTTCAAACTAAATAACGACTCTTGATTCTGTACAGCGCGATATATGGTGTATTCTTTTACGATGACAAATACCACTACTATAGCAAACACTATAAACAACAATACCAACCATCCGCTGTTGGACATAATGATTGAAATATATACAATATAAATATATTTACTAAACATTACTATGTCGCAAACACAAATACATAAGTACGTCGTCATAAACAAAATCGGCGAGGGCCATTTTGGCGTGGTGTATAAAGGAAAGAACCGAAAAACGGGCGAACTGGTCGCCATCAAGCGGGCCACCAACCCGGAAAAAAATCTGGTACAACACGAAACCGCTATTCTCAACTTCTTATACCACAAATCGTGCCGGAATATACCGATGGTTTATTGGTTCGGATTGGCCACGCCAGAATGTCCGGTTTTGGTAATGACACATTACGACGGGTCATTATTCGATATTTTTACACTCTCGAAGTGGACCGGAATGTCGTGGGTTCCGAACGAAGAAATGCGTATTGGTCCTCCGGGGAAAAACAACGAAAAGGCCTTTACGGAATGGCTCATGAAGAAAATAGTGAGCATCATAAAACAAATACACGGATGCGGCGTTGTCCATCGCGATCTAAAACCGCATAATTTTATGTGGAAGAACGGCGACCTGTTTTTGATTGATTTTGGTATGGCGACCTTTTATGTAGACGAGAACTACCAACACATTCCTGAACCGGCCGAACCGAAATGCCATCTTCTCGGAACGCTAAAATACATCAGCTATCACATTCACAATGGATGCGAATACTCTCGACGCGACGATATGATATCCATCGGATACATTTATATGTTTCTGAAGGGCATCCTATATTGGGAACGTCAGTTTGGCGTGGAACCCGACACCGAATATCCGGAAACGCATATCCGGAATCTCAAAAACCAATGTGTCCGGGCGTCCAAGCGGTTGGATACCATCGAGACATTTTTAAACACCAACGGCCTAAAAGAGGACCATCTGCAGGAGTATTTGCGTCGGATGTACTCTCTCGGATTTTATGAGACACCAAACTATGATGTGTAGTCAATGCCTGGTCGGGTGGATTTTAAAAATCCATACGACAGGCATTAAAATAGGACAAAAAATATTCACATAATTCTACTTCATCTATTTCATATTCCTTCCATATTCTTGGCGATATATCAAAATATTTTACACTTGGTAGAAAATCGTACATTTTATAAAATGTATGCTGTGAAATTCCATCATTGTGTTTTATTTCATTCAATATCTGCTTTTTATACTCATAAATATATTCATCTACATATTTGTATATTATGGTTTTTATTTCTGTTATATCATTAGCATAACCATAAGTTTCATCTTTGTGTTGTTCTTTTTGTTCTTTAGTAGAGTAACTAATTTTGAAAGGATACATGAATAATTAATTAAAATATTAATGTATTTATATTACATCTTTTCTCATTTTTTTAAAAAAAATCTTCAATGGCGTAAAAAATCCACATGACCTCTCATGGCGTATAGTCTTTTATGTTGTCAATCCACGCACTTTTGTATCCTCTTCTGAACTGTTTGCTGAACTGGTGTGTGGGTTTTGGTGTAAAACATGAAACTATGAAATTATACATATTTTATAATCATTTTATTACTTCGGCTTTATGTTTATTACACGATTTACAATATAACCGAACACAACACAAACGAATATCTTCATGTTTTGAAACAATATAAAAAGGTTATGGGTGGTATGATATACAAGTCTAAATATGTCTTCTTCTGATACTCTCGCTACCTCTACTACCCTTACTGGAAGAGTAAAGTGGTTTAACAACAAGTCTGGATTTGGGTTTATTACTGTTTGCGATGGCGAATTCGATGGCAAGGATATGTTTGTCCATTATTCATCGATTCAGGTCAACGACGAGCAATACAAGTATTTGGTTCAAGGTGAGTACGTCAACTTTGAGTTGGTTAAGCCCACCAAGGGCGACCACGAATTCCACGCCGTCAACGTGAAGGGCATCAAGGGCGGCAGTTTGATGTGCGAAACCCGCAAGCAAAACTATACCGCACGCGTCGAAAAGCCTTCTCGTGAGACTGTTTCCAAGGAAGTGTCCAAGGAGATTGCGGCTACTCCTCGTCGCGCTCGTCGTCCCGCCCGTACTACGGAGGCAACTACTACTGCTCCAGTGGACGAAGGATACCAAAAGGTGGTTCGCAAGCGTTCAACAAAACGCGCTTCCGCGCCAGCGGCAGAATCAGCGGCCCGTTAAAAAAAAAGGTCAAGTGCGCCCAAACGGCGAGTCATAATATTTATACATAATGTATAATTAGTATGGTTGATTTAGGAGAGGAACAAACATCTAATCCGTTTGGATTCGAAAGCTTATTTGAGATGTTTTCAGCCAATGCACCGGAAAAGGCACCCCACACATCCATTTATGACGAATTCAAACTCCCGATAGAATATGTCGACCAATCCAGCGTGTATTCGGTATCGGAAGTCGTATCGTCGGATTTGGAGTTATTGCCGGCGGACCATTCGGGCAATATCATTGAGCCGTTTATCAATCGGTCTGAGTCAGAACGACTCTCGATGTATGAATATTTGTGTAATCCTACCGACGTGTTTTCGCAGCAAATGATTCGCAACATGCAGTCCAAATATACTACCGATGTCGAGTTTCTGAAAAATACACAGGATGTGCTGTATACAATGGGCGACCTTCGCGAACAGACCAGCACTGAGGGATTTACTCCCGACAGCACTACGTTTTTAGAAATATGGAAGGAAGTCAAGGAAGACGCGCGATTCGTGGAGAAACATTCGTATATTGATTTTTCGATGTTGGAATACCTCAATCATTCCTCACGTTTTTTACAGGTGTTGGCCATACTGAATATTTTTTCGCCCCTGTGTAGCTTGTTGATTCCACTTTTGTTTTTCATTTTTCCGTTTGTGCTGGTTCGGTTGCGCGGTGTGCCGATAACGTTCGAAGAGTACATCCAGACTCTTCGTGAGATTTCCAAGAACCATTTCATCGGCAAAATGCTGAATGTCCAGTTTACGATAGAAGGCATATTGTATCTGTTTTTTACTGGCGGGCTGTATTGCTTACAAACATACCAGAATGTTAAGTCGTGCCAGCGGTTCTACCAAAACATAACGAAAATAAACCGACATTTGCTCTATTTGAAATCGTATATCCGCTACTCGATCCGACGCATGGAAACCTTCCTTCTATTGACCGAAGGTAAACCGCTGAATACATATCGCGCCTTCCGCGATGAGGTAGTGATTCGCGTCGATGGACTTCATGACATATACGATACTCTCCATACAACGTTCCCATTTGCGTATAATTACCAGACCGCGTGTGGTATCGGCGATATGCTCCACTGTTATTACCAGTTGTATTCCAACGCGGACTATGAGTCTACCTTGCGCTATGTGGTCGGATTCCACGCATACGTCGATAATTTAGAGGGAATATACGCGAATATCCAACGCGGACATTTAGGAAAAACCGAATTCGTGGATAACGAAGACGAAGAAACGGTATTCGACAAGCAGTTTTATCCACCGACCCGGATGTCATCGCCTACAACCAAGTGTGTCTCGAACACGTGCGATTTGAGTACAAATATCATTATAACGGGAGTCAACGCGTCGGGCAAAACGACCTTCTTGAAAACGACGGCCATCAATATCTTATTTAGTCAACAATTCGGCGTCGGGTTTTACCGCGGGGCAAAATTGCGGCCATACACGCATATTCATTCGTATTTGAATATACCGGATACGTCTGGTCGGGATAGTTTGTTCCAAGCGGAATCGCGTAGATGTAAGGAAATTATCGATATTATCGAGAGTACCAAAACGACTCCCGGTGTTCGCCATTTCTGTATCTTCGACGAATTGTATTCTGGAACAAATCCCGATGAGGCGACCAAATCGGCCACTTCGTTGTTGCGCTACTTGGCGAACCACGACAACGTTCGGTTTATATTGACGACACACTATATCGCGGTTTGTAAGAAATTCCGCAAGAACGACCGCGTGCGCAACTATAAAATGAATGTGCGGGTGTCGGATACGGGCAATATTGAGTATTTGTATACTATTAAACGCGGCGTGTCGAAGATCCAGGGCGGCGTCGAAATCCTGAAAATGATGGATTATCCCGAAGAAATCTTGAACGATATCCAACAAGCGAATAAAAAGAAATGAATAGCGACTCTCGATACTTTTCGATAAAATAAGTATTTAGGCGTTTTTAATGTTTAGACGAGAAGATTAGGCCGTCTTGCCATATATGCTGGTCCGTGGATTAAAAATCCACATGACCAGACATTAATGGAAGGGGGAAATATGTTGCGAAAGTGCTTCGCAACATATACAAAATGGGTATTGTTGAACGACATTTTTAGCGTGCGTTCTTTTTCTATAACACACAGGTTTTTTTAGCATAAGAATATATAATGAATCAAAACACCGACCCTCGTGTAGCTGAAGCCATACGTGTAATGAAAGAAGATAGTGGGCGTTGGAAGAACCCAGATTCATTTACAGAATTCACCAAACGAGAAGACTCAACCATAACACGGGATTACATAATAGAATTGATAAATAATGGTGAGCTTAAACAAGTTCCTGCAGTAAGAGTAATATATATACTTGATACGCCCATGCGTTCAGGCGGCAGAAAAACACGAAACAACAAGTCAAAACGTCAAAACAAAAAGTCAAAAAGTCGAAGAATTAAGAGTAGATCTTCGCGCCGGTCTCGTTCTTAATGAAGTGGCGGTTAATGTATTTCTGCATCGAAAAGTAGGTAATCTCGACTCCGCGTGCGTCGTCTCCCAACAAACGAGACAGCTGTTCATTTGGGCGGATGACACTCTTCTTTTGTGGGTTGGCAAGTCCATTTGCGGAAATGTAGTCGGCCAAGAACTTGCTGGTCTCGGTGCGCGAAATCAAGTCGCCGGTAGGTCTTCCCATAAAGGTACACAGTTCAGACGACACCTGAGTTGGGCGGGCAAATCCGGAAGGAGTGCGTTTGCGGTGTTCCGTAGCAGCCTTGGTTTGTTCCTTGGCAATCTTGGAAACGTACTTTTCGAACATTTTTTCAGTAGAGGACATCTCAGTGTAAATCAGTGCCACTTCCTTCTTGTGTTCTTGGATGCGCTTCTTCAATTCGGACATCTTCAACATGATCTTTTGTAATTTGACGGGCAAGCCGGCAGTTTCGTCTTCTTCCACTTCCACCTCAGCAGCGGAATGTTCGTTCGCGTTGATGTTCAAGATTTCGGTTTGGATTGCGTTCATTTTCTTCCTTTCTTCCACGTGTATAACAATATAACCAGTTTGTATTTATATTGTTTTTGGTCGTTTATATATTGTTTGTTTTATAGCTCCACTCGTGTAGACATAATTCTACGCAAAATGGAAATCTTCTGGAAACTCCTCGATGTCGATTTTGAAATGTTTTTCGATGGATTTCATGCTAAAGATATCGTGTTTGGTGACAAAGTTAATCGCAATGCCTTTTCTCCCCCAACGGCCACTTCGCCCGATACGATGTAAATACAATTCGGGAGTGCGAGGAATGTCGAAATTAATCACGGTATTGACCTGTTGAATATCCACGCCACGGGCAGTGAGATTCGACGAAATCATCAGACGGTATGTGCCCGCTCGGAATTGCGAGATGACTTCTTTGCGTTCTGGTTTGGTCATGTTGCTGTGGATACAACATACCGAAAACCCGTCGGCGATCATGGCGTTGTATAAATCCACCACACGCGAAACACTGTTGATATAAATGATGGTCTGGCACGCCGTCATACGTTGGAAAATATCCTTGAATGTCTCGTATTTCGTGCGGTCATCGTACAACTTAATATAGTATTGTTTGATACCTTCCAAATTCAGTTTCTCGGGCTCGACCACGATGCGTACGGGGTCGCGCATGAATTTCTCGGTCAATTGGAGAATCGGGCCGGGCATGGTCGCACTAAACAACGCAATTTGGACATTGGGCGAGAGACTCTGGAAAATGTTGTAGATTTGGTCTTTGAATCCAAACGACAACATCTCGTCCGCTTCGTCCAAAATACATAGATTGACATCGGAAATGCCCACCGCGCGGCGTTTAATCATATCGAACAAACGGCCAGTACACGCGACCACAATATGTGGCGGATTGTTCTGGAGTTCGTGGATGTCATCGTTGATAGATGTTCCGCCAACCAGTTGTTTGATGCGCACTTCGGGCATGAATTGCGAGAGTCCGCGAAGGACATCACACGTTTGCGCCACCAATTCGTGGGTGGGAACAATAATAATGACTTGGGTGGTATCTTTGGAAAGATCCACCGATTGGATGGCACTGATTGTGAATGCGCCGGTTTTTCCAGTTCCGGACTGTGCTTGGCCGATAACGTCTTTCTGTTTTAATACGTGCGGAATGGCCTTCTTTTGAATATCACTGGGCACCTCAAACCCGCAAGAGTAAATTCCCCGAAGCAATTTCGGGTTTAATCCAAAATCATCCCAGGTGATTTTGGATAAGTCGGGCTCTTCTTTGACTGATTCGTATGCTAATTCGGACATGGCTTTTGTGTTGTGTATAAGATGATATACCGTTTTTGTGTTTATATGCGTTTGGATTATATATATAATTGTAAACTATATAAACCGTTTTGTCTCTAATTTATACACGAAACAACCATCATGACCGCAATAACCGGAAAACAATATACATTGGCCGATTTTGATAAACTGCTGTATTCGGGAATACCCCATACTCTTCCACCGGAAGTATTGGCGGTGTTTGCCTTCTTGGAAAAAAACGTAGACATTCCCGAATTTAGTGCTCCGACTGCTGCCGCCGCAACGGCTGCGTCTCGTCCAGCGCATCATTTGAAACCGGCGAATATGTGGAATGAAAAAGAACACCGTTCAAAGCCCGCTAAACGTGGCGGCGGTGGTGGCAGTGGCGGAAAGAAAGAGCCCGCGTCCACGGAAGATTGGGAGCTGATGCGTAGTTTCAAAACGACTAAAATAGAAGAAAAGACGGGCGTCGAGAAGGTCATCAATACCATACGTATTAATTTAAACAAAATGTCTGCGTCGAATTACCCCAAGCAGCGGGATGCGATTATACAAGAAATCCGGCAATACGTAGAACAGCCGGATGTGAGCGAAATCGATATTCATCAGATTGCGTCGGCCATTTTCGATATATCCAGTGGCAACAAGTTTTTCTCGGAATTGTATGCCGAGTTTTATCGCGAGTTGGTGGCGGAATTCGAGGTCTTTGCGGTTATACTCAAGGATTTTGTGGAGAGATTTACTGAGACTCTCCATACCATTGATTATATCAACCCCGAAGAAGACTACGACGGGTTCTGTCGCATTACCAAAATCAATGACCGTCGCAAATCAACGTCGATGTTTATTGTCAATTTGATGCGGAAAGGATTGATTCCCCGCGAAACAGTCGTACGTATTGCGTGTGTGTTTGTGGATTCGCTGATGGTGTGTACCTCTCAGGAAAACCAAACGCAGAAAATCGAGGAAATCGCGGAGAACATCTACATTTTTGTTTCTTCCGGTGGAGCCGAATGTTCGCCAATTCCCGAATGGCAAACGACCGTGGTTGCGGCTGTTGTGAGCATCGCGAATAGCCAAGTCGCACAGTGGACGAGTATGTCCAACCGCGCAATCTTCCGCTTTATGGATATGGTCGAATTTGTCAAATAAATAAACCCGACAACAATAAAACAAACAACAATAAAACCAAACAAAAATATACAATACAAACACCACTATTATGTTTTATGTTTTTTAATGTCTGGTCGTGTGGATTAAAATCCACATGACCAGCATATATGGCAAGACGATGGAACTGATGCCCCGGGGCATCAGTTCCCACGTCTAAACATTAAGCCCAGTTCGTACAAATACTTTTTATTTATATGAATTATTGGAACGTTTGTCGGTATTCGGTTAGCGCGGCGTGTATTTTGGACCACGCAGCAGACTCTTGCGCAACGACCGACGATTCGTTGGTCTCGGGTTTGCGCACATTGACTCCCGATTGAGCAAACCAAATTGTCTTTTTGATAAGGTCTTGGGATAATCGCGTTTGTTTACTGATTTCCCATAGCATCTTGGGGAACGGATGGAAATCGATGGATTCGGGTAAAATCTCAACGACGTGCCGGATACGCACCGAGACTGCCCACTTGGTCTCGACTATTTCGCCCGGGTTCGAATGATAATACTGTATTGCCCGACGCAACATCGCCATATCGCCTTTCATACCGCCATACTTGGCGCGATAATACAGCGCACGAACCGCCGCATTGGCGCATGATTCCGGTTTGCCAGTATATTCGGGCATCGTATCGGAATCCACAAACACTCGGTCGGTTTCACACAACGATACTACGATATTTAGCAATATAAACACATCGACGCGTTTGAGCGTGTATTCTTTGTCCGCCATCATTAACCATACCACGATGGGGAAAGACGACATCAAACACACATCCTCCACATAAATAATCGGGAGTCGGCGGAAAACGTCCACTTGCGAAAGGGCGAGCATGGCGGCCAAGGTCGAGACCGCAATGTCGGTATGTTTACGGCGAATCGCTTTTTGGAGATTGGATTTCAAGAGTTCGGGAGTATATTTGGTGGGTGGTGGTGGTGCCGGAGGCGTCCAACGCGACGTATCCGCCGACGCGCGATAAAACAAGGATGTGTTTAGTTTCTTCGTAATAAACACATCGGACGGGTCGGTAGTACCGAAAAAGGCTACACGATTGTCTGGGTCGTAGATAAACCCCGATTGGACGTTGGAAATCTGAAAGTATTGATGGAGATTGGATGACATATTGATTCTTTTTTTGGTATATGTCGAGAGTAGTCGTTCCGAAGAGTTCAATTTTGTGTATGTGTGGTGGCGTGTGTATATTATTATAATAACAAACAAACAACTTAAACAATACTGTATCACTTATCTATAATGAACATTTGTTTCGGGTTGTTTCTTCTATGGTGTTGCAATGTCAACGGTTTTATTTTTAACGGAATCACTAACCCACTTGGATATTTCGACCCTCTCGGGTTTGCTAAAAATAAGCCGCAAAACGAGTTGATTAAACTGCGTGAGGCAGAACTAAAACACGGTAGATGGGGTATGATATCTGCTGTGGCAATTCCTATAACTGAACTGGTTACGCACGAACAGGCAATTCACGTATTAGACAACGCAAATACAGGTGTATTGGCAACATTTACCGGTTTAGTTGGGGCACTCGAATTACAATCTATATTATTGGGCTGGGAAAATCCATTTACAAATTCATCCAACTATTTTGTAATGAAAAATGATTATCAACCAGGAGATATAGGGTTAAATATGAAACGTTCATTTTTAGGAAAAGATGAAACATTTATGTTAAATGCCGAACTAAATAATGGTAGACTTGCTATGATTGGTTCGTTAGGAATGATAGTTCAAGAATTGGTTTCAAATCAACCTATTTTTTAGAATAACTCATAAAATATATAATAATAAAACAATAACAATACAACGCGTTTGATTCCCTCGATTCACCAAGGCATCAAACTATACTTTTTCAAAACAATCTCAAACGGACAACCATCAGACCATACACCACGACAGCAAACACGAGTGCGTGGACGATCAACCCGCGAGTAGTAGGTAAACCGGAAGGTTCGGCCAATTTGCCTATAATTCCACCGAGGTAACGGTTGGTCAAGCGGTAGGTGGCGGGCATAGAAACCAGAACAAAGACAATAATCGACTGGAGGGTCGCGCTGAGTTTTTGTAATACGGATAGAGACATCGTATATATTGTACGCAGGTTTTTTATGAACGCGTATAAATGGTTATGAACGAAAAACAAGATAAATGAAAATATACAGAACTTATATATTACTCGATAGATAGATGGTATATTCTAAATTGAATCCGGCAGTTGTTATCAAGGAATCGAGAGAAATCGAAAAGGAAGATATTGGCCATTCGTCGTGGATATATTCTCTCGATGTGTTTCCTAATATAACAATTTCGGTAGTATTGGGCAAACCGAACTATATTTTTGCCGACAAGAACGTCATTTATCTCCCGATTTATGCCATCTCAGGAACCAAAGTCCGTTTGCAGATTGGCGTATTCGAGCTCAAATCCGAACGCGTGGTCCAGCATTTCCGCGAAGGCGAAGTCGATATCTCGAAACTCAATCCGCCATTGCTCTATGCTTTTTCGACCAAATCCTATATTCAAAAGCTAAACGCCGACCCCGCCCAATACAAGATACCTTTAGCCAAAATAGCCCCTATCGAGGAAGAACCCGAAGCCGAAGAACAACCCGAGTCGGAAGAAGACCGCCGGTTTCAATTACACGTTCCTATACAAAAGGTATCGGAGGAAAAACAGACCATACAGAAATCTCTGGCAAACGGTATTTTCACAATTGAGCAGGACGCAGCTCTTCCTCCAACTTTACCGGAAGAAACCGAAGCCGACGCAACGAACCTTCGCAAGGAATATCGAGAGTCCGCGAGAAATACATGGATAGAGAAACACATGAAAAACAACCACTACCGCATTGAGACGGTTCTGGGCGACGGCGATTGCTATTTTACCTGTATTAAGAACGCATACGCGAAAGTAGGACGAAAGATAAGCGTGGATAAACTGCGCACCATTTTAGCGAACGAAGTGACCGACGAGTTATTCCAAGACCGCCGAAATTTCTATTTACATTACGAAACCATTATCCAACGAATCCAGAGTAAAATGAACGGAATCCAAAAACGCCTAAAGTCTCTCCAAAAAGAAACCAAGAATGTGGAATTATCTTCGATAGAAAAAGCCAAGATAATCGAAAAGGCGAAAGAAGACAAGGACGCATTCGAAGTATTAAAAGAAGAACGAAAAGCGGTGGAAAAATCCCAGAATGAAGACATTGGGTATATGAAAGGCCGCGAAACCATCGACGATTTCCGTCAGTATGTGATGACCCAGAGTTTTTGGGCGGATGAATGGGCGATTTCGACTCTCGAACGGATTTTGAATTACAAGACGATTATTTTCTCCGAACAAGCATACGACGAAGACGCGACCGATAATGTATTAAAGTGTGGTATTGTCAGCGCCGAATTACAAACGAAAGGCGTATTTACTCCCGAATTCTACATTATGGTTTCCTATTCGGGAGACCATTACAATCTCATTACATACCGAGAGAAGCCGATCTTCCAATTCACGGAATTGCCGCACGATGTCAAGATGTTGATTCTGAACAAATGTTTAGAGAAAAATTCCGGTCCATATTATCTCATCCAGGATTTCCGCAACTACAAAACGCGGTTTGGAATTGATGCGGAAGAAGGACGGCCGGAAGAATACGACGACGAAGACGGAAATGGAGAGTTGTATGACGCATCCATCAAGTTTATTATTTCGCGCAGAGGACCAAACGAGAAAACCAAGCCGGGCAAGGTAGACGGCGAAGCCGTGCCCAAAAACCAAGAGGTTGGCTTTTTACCACTCTCGAAAATATCCGAATGGCGTAAGAAACTGGACGATGCTTGGATGGGAACAGATATCCGGATTCGCAATAAGATGTGGGCTTCGGTTACTCATTATTTGGAAGGCGCGAAGTACCGGGTTGGACATCCAGACATATATGAACAATTTTCCGTCGAGAGTCAGAATCCGACCGCGCGCGATATTACTCTGGCGAAATCACACAAGAGTATCGTATTGGGCGAAGGTGTGAAAAAACGAGCAATCAAACCGGATGTCGATTATGCTCTCGGTAGAGACGTAGAAGAACGCGACCTGGCATTGCGCGCGAAATTTAAGGATAATGTGGAGATGTCTCGACTCTTGTTATCGACCAAGAACGCATTGATTTTGAGAAAGGAAGTGTTTGGCGAACCCGCGCAGCCAGATACTCAGTTGATGCGCATCCGCAAAGAGTTGGAGAGTGAAGAAGCATAACTCTCGTGTGAAAAATAGATGTATCGATATATCTCGATATATGTATATGATATGGTGGGCGTTGTATTATCCGAAACAACCCACAAATTACTGGCCAAAGCAAAACAGGTGGAGTCCACGATTCCATTTCGACTCTCGACACCATCCAAAAAACAACTGATGAATATCTATCAAACGATTCAACGACAGTCTTCGAGTATACCTACTATGACAGTCTCGGACGACGCAATTCCGATGGAAACGGCCCATTTACCTAAACCAATTCAGCATATCGTCGAGAGTCGACCCAAAAAGAGTCGGAATTATGTCTTTCGCATACATAACCGCGATGTGGAGGTGTTGATGGTATTTCCCCAACCTACCGTTCCGAAATACTCTCGAATATATCATTCTAAAAAGGCAACGGAACGGTTTTTCGAGAGATGTATACACAAGATTTGCGTTTGGTTGATGATAGCTATTCCGTTGGCCGAAAAGCGGTGCGCCGAAAAGCTACACATACAAATGTTTTTCACTGACCATAAAAAAACGACTCCCGAACAAACCGACACACATATCGACCGCGAACACGCCAATACCGCCTATACCTATGCGTGTGTATCCAACTCCATCATGGTCGTTTTCCGGATAGAAGAATGGTTCAAAGTGTTTATTCACGAAACGTTCCATACTCTCGGTCTCGATTTCGCGGAAATCGACGGCGACCAGTTCAGTCAGCAGATTTTGAAGATGTTTCCGGGATGTGCCAAGGGCACGGATATACGCCTTTCGGAAACATACTGCGAGATGTGGGCAGAAATACTCAATTTGTTGTTTATGGCGTATTATTCGAATATATCCAAGAGTCGCGTCCGCACGAGAGGTCGGAAAAAAGCGCGCAATCATACAATAAAATCTACATCATCTACTAAAATACTCTCGAATATCGAGAGTTGGATAAGGAATGAACGAGCCTTTTCGGTATATCAGGCATCCACCGTCATGCGGCATTATGGTATTCGCTACCAAGATTTTTGCCAAGGTCCAGAAAAGTATTCCGAGAAGACCCCCGTATTTTCGTATTATATAATCAAAACAATACTGATGTTTCATCTAAATGACTTCCTCCAGTGGACCACCAAGCATTCGTTGGAATCGAATGGCCTACCTTTTCATAAAACGTCAAAGACAATT